CTTCAGCTGTGGATAGACAATGATCTCTGTCAACACCACCGAGTCCTTGGCCGGCCACAACTGTAATCTGTGATCCTCGACCATCTCAGCGACATCGTCAAAATTATGTGTGCCTCCACTGTATTCTAAGGCAGCCTCCACATGATGGCGCAGCCTGTCCAATTGTTCTTGGTCGCTCATCTCTTGCCACTTGGCACAGCATCGAGCCTAAAGATGCCCACCCGCCAATCAGCCAGTACCGCACCAGTCACCTTCATATTGACTTGACGGGCTGCAAACCGGACATCGGTCGGGTTGGCTGCCGTGTATGGTCCAAATGTGGATTGAGTCCCAGTCGGGTAATTTCTAGTTTTAAATGAAACCACCGCCTCACCCAAGGTCTGTTCATCTGGGACTACTTGCCTGACAGACATGATGTTGTCGCCATTGCCCAATTGCACTGGGCCACTTTCAGCATAAAGACTGGCGCTGTCATAGGCAAAACCAACTTCATGCTCGTATATGTAACCATCAGTTGAGACCATCAATGGACTCACAAACACTCCGGCATCAGTGCCAGCAGTTCTGGCCAATGAGCCTATGTTCCAGTGATTCTCGCGGTAGTTAAAAGTGACATAACTGTCATTCTCATTGCTTTGGCTGCTTGGGTAGTACCACCAGATTTCACCAAATTGGCTGTTATGGACCGCATAGACTTTGGATGCCTGGTTAAAGTTCATATTGCCAAAGACATAGTCCGACACATCGCTTGGCAGTGGCTTGACATAGCCGTCATAAATCCAAAAGCCAGACTTACTCATCCAAATGGCAGCAGTGTCAATGGCCGCAACAGACTGGGCCGAAATCAGACCGCAGCCGCTTCCAGCCTTCTCAAAGCCATAGACAAATGGAGCGCCAACATAAGACGCTGTGTGGACATCCACATCTGTAAACAATAGATTGACACCCTTGACGCGCTTGCCGGCCATCAGTGTGCCAGGCGTGGCCAGTTCATAGTCACCGGCCTGATTGGTGGCTGCCGGTGTCCAAGTCGTATTGTTCTCTTGGTCGCACCATTGCACCTTGCGTGGGTTTCCACCAGCGCCAAGTGCAAACAGAATTCTCTCTTGCGTGACCAGTAATGCCTTGTTGCCAGTTGGCGCGTTGGTAATAGCCGCTGCCAGTGTCGGGGTCGTAAAACCTAATTGCCACTCATAGAGCTTGCCATCAGCGTTGGAGCAAGCCACCAAATACTCACCCCAGGTATCCATGGACCAAGTGGTGGCTGGGGCAATTGTTCCAGTATCTGGCCGTGCCGTGCCATAGGCCAATGAGCCATAAGTGCTGTAACCATAACCCGTCGTGGATGTTCCACTGGCAGAACCAGTTGTAAAACTGGTGGGTGTAATGTCTTTAAGTGTTCCGGCCTCATTCATGGCATACAGTTTTGTATGCGTACCGGCTGCAATGAATCGGCCACCGCTGTTATCGCGCCAAGTGATAAATCCTCGGCATGAGCCAGACATCTGGCCAGAGGCACGTTTTCTCCAGCCACCCATGGGCCGCAAAGTATTCTCGTACCAGCGCACAAGGTTTGCGTCATACCAGCGGCCTGCCGCTTGGTACTCTGTGCCGTTTCTGTAGATGCCTGGGGGTAGTTTGAGTGGTATGTACATGGCAGTATTTAGGTGATGTTAGACACAAAGCTCATTGTGACAATGGCTGATGGCACTGCTGGCCGTGTGGGGGTTGTGCCGGCAGCGTATTGCTCAATTGTCACACCGACATCGGTTGGTCTCCACATTATCTCAACATAGTCGGTCGCATTTAAGCTCACAAAGTAATTCAATGCTGCAATGGTGTGATACGGGTCGCCAACACCCTTTCTGGGTGCAAAGCCAAATCTGCTGTTTGAGTTGTCAATGTTTGTGCCATTGACCCGAAACCAGACATCCACATCCTGAGAAGCATTTGTCGTGTTTGTAAACTGAATGGAAAACTGCAAGTTCCAGATTCCGGCATCGGCCACAGTCAATCTTGAGCTGCTGGCAATGGTCACGCCATTGGCAAAGTCTGTCGTGTTGAATGTGACCGCATAGGCCGTGGTGGTGTTGGCAGCCACTTGGTCGGTTGAGTCTTGAAATGCCCCATAGGGGTTATTCATAAACTTGCCACCCTTGGGTCCAAACAGAGACCCCAGCACTGAAGTGACTTTTCTGAAGTAATTATTTAACGCGCTATTGTTCTCGTTCAAATTTCTGCGCTCATACGCCTCTGGGGGATAACCCAGACTCGGTATAGATGGAGCTTCAAGTTGTTGCTGTTTGGTGGCCATGGGTCAATTATGTCAGGACAGACAGCGCATGGTTGATATGTTTGATCCGGTCATCGAGGCCAATAAAGCCGCCATTGATCTTTTTGGTCATGGTCTTATAGTCCTGACTGTCTGCATACTGGTTGAGCTTTTGGACATCCCAAAACCATCCGGCTGTCAGCGCAGCATACTGGGGCGTGGCCACCAGCTCCGGCTGCATGATCAGGTCCACACCTAGCGCCTGACCAGCATGGTGGTAGTTCGCAGACCCTGTGAGCTGGATGCACCCACGGCCTCGGAAACGATACCCATCGCCACTTGCCTCATCCCTGTTGCCCATGCGGCCACTGTAGACAGTGTTGGCAATGAGCTTGGGATTCTTGGCACACATCTGGGCCTTGGCCGCATCAAAGCGCCTTGGCCAGAGCTTTTGCAGTGCTTCAGCTCTGTAGTTCAAGTTCTCTTCAAGCACCTTGAAGTTGCCACACTCATGGCCACACTGGCCAATAAAGGCAGCCTGCCTGAGTGGCGTTGAAATGTCAAAGCGCTCAAATGTCGCATTGAGTGCATCGGCCCACTGTGGACCAATGTGCAATTGGGCTAGTTGTTCAGCGTTGATCATTGACCAAGCTCCTTACAGATTCATAGGCATCAATGCAGGCATTGAGCTGGGCTGTGTTCCTGTCACCTTGGGCCACTATTTCGGCAATGGCTTGGAGGGTGGCTCGCTCGGCATCAGCAGCTGGGTCAACCGGTCTGTCAGGTTGACCTCCTGTTTCTTTGCTATTTGTGGGGGCAATGGTGGCACTTGTGGGGGCTTGAACACAACTGGCGGCTGGGAGGCGCACGCGACCAGCGCGAATGGCACGATCAAGGGCAGAAGTCTTTTGATTGATAGCATTGTTTGCTTCCTGTAGTTGGGTTGCAGTGGTGTTGATCTTCTCATTCATGGCCTGCTCTTTGGCCCGTGACTCTTCGTTTTTCTTGGCAATGGCAATTTGCATTTCAGCATCACGATCTGACCAGCCGTAATGGTAGCCACCTCGGTAAGAGCCAAACAAGGCAATGCAAACAGCCAGAGCAATATAGGGGAATGGGATGCCAAACATTATTCTGACTCCTGTCTGGCCTGCGCCAGTTGCACGCGCTCATGGTCATCCTCAAGATGGTCCGGTGGCGTTGTGGGTGGTGGACCAGGGGTCCATGACTCATCCAGCTCTGGATTGGTCCATGTCGGCATCGCACCAAATGGCTGGCTTGGGATGCCGTTGGTGCTTGCGTTAAAGCCGTGATTGTTGCTGTAGCCATACTGCTGGCCATAGCCGCCCATCGGCTGGCACATTGGCTGCTGCATGGACTGCTGGCCACCAAAAGTTCTGGCAGCAGACCCGACAGCCTTCTTGCCCATGATCCCGCCAATGCCGCCAACAATTAAAAGAACAATGTCGTTCAGCATCTTTGTATAAGCCTGGTCAATCGGGGCCATTGATTTGATGGGCTGGGTCACAAACGTCACTGAGTACAAAAGTGCAATGACAATGACGCAAAGGATCATGGTCACAACAACGACCACAAAGCCCCAAATCCTGACCTCAAAATCTTCAGTTGATAGGCTTGGCTTCTGATTGCTGTTCATTGACTTTCTTCTCCAAGATGGGTGCGACCAGATACTCTGGACACTGCTGAGTAAATTGGCACTTTGGCTTCTGGCACTGCTCTGCATGAAAGTTGTCAGGATTCTGGCACGGGTATCTGTAGACATCCTTGCAGCCTGTTAGCACCAACAAAAGCAAAATGTATTTCATGCGTATAAATCTATTTTACGATTTTGGAATATCTCAATTCTCAGTCTGGCCTGCTCTACATTCTTTGAGTAAATCTCAAAGGCTAAATCTTCGATGGCGATCTGGGCCTTCTTTTGCTCCAGTGCTGCGCGTTCAAGTTCTAACTTCTTTTCCATTCTGCGCTGGACCAGGTCATATTCCTGTGGGTATCCAGAGGGCATGACCATGGGAAACATTCTGATTGCATCGATGGTCATTTCTTTTCCCTCTCAAGTGCATCTTTATACCCATGAATGACTTTAGTTCTAAGTTCTGCTGAGTCTGCTGTGCCAGCCCATTCTGCTATGTTGTTCCAAATGACTGCTAAATCTTGACTTCTGCAAAATCGCACATTGTTTGTTAGCCACATTGACATCTGCTGATGACGCTCTGAGGGGTTGTGGATCGTGTAAGCAATTGACCAAAACTCGCGCACATGGCAGCCATTCTTTGCCACGGCCCCGACCAGCCCCAATAACAGTAACAGAATGAGCCAGCGCATTCATTTTCAATCTTCTGACATATCGCTGGCTGCCAAGTTGATGCGGGTCTTTAAGGCCGGAATGTCCTCTGGCTTTTCTTTAAATCCAATGGCAATGTAGCCGGCAAACTTGCCAGGGTCCGGTGGGATTGAGCCTCTGCACATGAATTTAACACCTTGCTTGATGCCCCATTCACCGACCTTAGAAGACGGGTTAAATTCTTCGCACAGCACCTCGTTATTTAGCATGGCCACCATGGCAGCATTCCTGTCAGCGCTTGCGTTAAAAAGGCTTGTGACAGTTCCTTCAATGGCTTTTTCTCTTGTGCCATCGGCATTGAGTGCCAGCACTGTGGTGCGACTATTGGTGGCCAAGTTGGCTTTGTGGACCAGCAAGACAATTCCATCCACATCCTTCATCAGACTTCTGGCCGGCATGATCAATTGCTCTTGCTTGGCCAACTGGGGCATCTTGTCTTGAGCTGTGATGGCGTGCAAGATCACTTGTCTTGAGTCCCAAGCAAAGTAACCGGCAAAAGCCAGAAACGACAGCAAGATGACTGTGAACAGCTTGAACGGGTTATCAACCCACTCGATCAGGCCAATGACCTTGCCCAAGGTTGAGTCATCTTTCTTAGGCTCTTTGGGTGGTGCAGTTGGCGCGGCCAGAGTCACATTGACCTGGCTTGTTGGCGCAGGCTTGGGCCTTGACCTTTTAACTGGCGCGACCTTGGCCGCTGCTCTTTTGACTGGTGCTTTTGTCATTTCATCGCCCAAAAAATAATGAATGTGGACCAGACCACAAAGACAGTGATACAGACCGCAGCAATGAGTGCCACGGCCCAATCTTTCATAGCCCGAATATCTTCTTGATGAATTCGGCTGCCACCCCTGGTCCAAACAACACACAAAGAATTACCCCATACAAAAGGTATTCAATCTTTGTCATGCGCTTGTCCCCATCGCGCAGTGAGCGATCAATGTTGTTGTATCTCTCTAAACAGACAGCTTCATGCACTGAAAGCCTTTTATCAACTTCTGAGTCCATGATTAGGCATTAGCATTCCGTGCCGCTTCAGCCGCAGCCTGTGCCGCTTGATAAGCCGCAATCACTTCAGCTGTCCAAGCCGCATTGCAGATTGCAGTTAGTTTGACAACATCAGCGTCAGGTATGGCAGAGTAATTCTCAGTTGCCATGTGTGCATTTACTACAGCAATTTGAGCAGTAATATCACTTGCAGGAGGAAATGAAGTTCGGTGATTACCAATTAAGTCTCCATCGCTAGAAAGTTTGTGCATACGCACATAAACAGTCCCATTATTAGAAACTTCAATTTGGTCAATGATTAGAGATTTAGCCATGATTTTCCTTTAACTCACAAAATATGAAACAGCAACTGCAATTCTTGCAGTATTACCAAAAACTGCGATACCATTTGTCGTAGTAGTACCTGCTGTGGCACTACCAGTTATTTTTATTACTGGTGTGCTATTTGTAATGTAGCAATTTATACCAAGGACATTAACTGCCGTATTACTATAATAGCCAACGCATCCACTTGTTAAATTGACAGTTCCAAAAGGTGCGCCTACCAAATCGGTTGTTGACCCTGTTCCTAGAACAAGAACAGTCATATCCGCTGTAATTGTTACTTTATTTCCAATTTTGGTGTAGTAACCAGTCTGTGACGAATAGGTAGCAGTTCCAGCAACATTAGGTGTCCAAGTCCCTTCTTCATAGTCATCTAGCGTATTAGCGTTTGTAGATGCTGATTGAGTTGCTGGAAAGGTGATTCCTGAACCAGAAGTTGATGGTGTTGCACCGCCAACACCGATAGTAGTTGAGGCAGTCATTCGAGTGCCATCTGTGGTGACTCCAGAGATTCCCCCAAAAGCACCCGCATTATTGTATTGAACTTGTGTAGTTGATCCGCCTGGAGTTGCGCCAGCAGTAGCCCAAGAACCATCACCACGCCAGAATGTTGACGCACTAGCAGATGTTCCTGAGTTTAGATTGGTTACTGGTAGGTTTCCTGTTACGCCTGTGCTTAATGGCAAGCCAGTAGCATTAGTTAAAACACCGCTAGATGGTGTTCCAAGGGCAGGGGTCACCAAAGTAGGTGATGTTGCTAATACAGCAGAGCCAGTTCCAGTAATTGTTGCAAATCCTACTTGGTCATAATCCCAAGATGCAGCAGTTGTTCCACTTGTCAAAATGCAAGTGAAAAGGGTTGTCACGCCAGCAGGGATTGTCGTGATTGAATTCAAACCACTTGATTGAACAGTCAAAACACCAGTCGAATTATTCTCAATTGAGTAACCCACACCCAAAGCCAAAGTGCTAGTCACTGGCAAGACAATCGTCTGGGTTGTTGTACCAGTAAAGAATTGCTGATGATTGCTTGTGACTGTAAGAGTCGTAGTCCCTGCTGCCGTGGCAGTTGTTGTGTAACCCAATTGTGGATTATCAATTGCAGGGAAAGTCAGAGTTTTATTAGTCAGCGTCTGGGTGTCTGTCGTTCCAACAATTGCACCACTTGGGGCAGTGACCACTGTGAATGCGCTTGTGCCATTGCCCTTCAAGATGCCGGTCAATGTGGCTGCGCCCGTGCCGCCTTTTGCGACTTTTAGCACTGGGCCAGTGTCAAACAATGCGTCAATAGTGTCCAAGTCAGCATTGACCTTTGTTCCCCAGGTGTCAGTGGATGCACCGACTTCTGGTTTGGTCAGTAATAGATTTGTGGTGGTTGTATCTGCCATTTAATGCTCCTTTTAGACTGGTGTCCAAGTCTCTGAATTATCCCCGATTGTGGTCCAAGTTTCTGCACTGTCGCTGATGGCCGTATAAGTTTCTGCCGTGTCGCCAAGCACAGTCCAAGTCTCTGCCGTATCACTGATTGCCGTATAGGTTTCTGCCGAATCGGGTATCGCACCCCAGCCAAAGCCAAAGATTGTGCCAACCGACCCAGTGGCCGTATTGCCGGTAATTTCCACTGATATGACATTAGTAACACTTCCCACGGCTGCCGTTGCGCCATTGCCAGTGATCGCTTGAAACGTGATGACCTCACTGGGCATCGTTTCCACAGCACCCGTGGCCGTGTTGCCCGTGACTGCCATGCTGACTGCAACACCCAAAGAGTCAATAGCGCCTGTGGCCTGATTTCCTGTGATCTCAAATGCAATGCCTGGCGCTGCCGTGCCAACCGCACCCGTGGCCGCGTTGCCTGTGACTGCCTGGCTTAATTCTGGGGCTAACGTACCAGTTGCGCCCGTGGCCGCGTTGCCCGTGATGGCAATGCTTATTGAGAGGGTGACTGTGCCGACATTGCCGGTGGCAATGGTTCCATCCTCTTGGATCGATCTGTCAGGCAGTAGCGTGCCGATAGCACCAGTGGCGGTGTTGCCACTGATGACAACATTGCCTATGCCGTAAACGCCTTTGCCGTAATAGCCTGACCCATAAGCAGCCATGCCGCTGCCCCTTGGTTAAGCAATCCGGATCAGGCCGGTGCTTGCATCGTTCACAGGCATGGTCAGGGTGAACGTGCCAGCAGTGACTGTCTGTGATCCAAATGTGTGGACACTGACCGCCTTATTGCTTTGCGTGCTGTTATAAATCAGGACCGCGTCAAAGGCTGTGGACAGCGTCACAGTTGTATATGCAATGCTGGCGCTGGGGGTCACAAATGCCGTCGTGCCGCTGGTGCTTGGCGCAGTGCCAAACGTCACAGTCACACCGCCTGCTGTGTAGCCAGTGCCTGATACTTCATTGGTGGCACTGTAGGCCGTGGTGCTTGCGTCGACTGTGGCGCTGGCCAAGTACAAAGCAGCCTTGAAAGTGTCGGCAGCAGTCGATCCACGGGTCACGCCAGTGCCAAAGTTGTGGTGGCCGACTAGCAGCTCGCCCTTAAAACTTGTACACATTGCTTGAGTGTTAGCCATATCAATCCTTAAATTGCTTGGGTTTCGCCTTCGGCAAAAACACCTCGTTTTAAAACCATGTTCACAGACCGGTGGACTAATTCGCCATCAAGCCAATACTCGACCCAGCCCGTTGTCTCGGTATCGTTGTCAACCGACCCCTCTCGCTTCTCAAGCAAAGAGTCATCCATGTCGCCTTTTGTCGTTGTCACAATCATGTTTTATCCAAAAGTCTTTGCACGGGTCAACAATGCACCACCAGAAGATGCACCGCGATCATCGGCTGTTTGTAAATCGTTCAAGGCTCGCTCATAGAGTGTTGCCCATGTCTGGATTCTCGCATCATCTTGCAAGTATGGTGCAGCTTGGAGCAATGCTCCATAAAGATAAATGTCGGGGCTGGAGTCAAGCAAAAAGTTGGTGGCCACAGAGCTTGATAACTTTGTCAACTTTGCATAGTAGGTCAGCTCAGTTGTGTAGTTACTGTCTGGTGTTGGAACCAATCTAAACTGGCCACCAACAATGCCAAAGAATTTGGGCCTGCCGCTGGCAGTGAATTTGGTCATTTCATTGTCCAAGGCATCGATGCTCAAGAATGACAATGGTGTCTCAGGGTTTGTGCTTGTGAGCTTGAGGGATTTGGTCTCTAAAAAGTCAGCAGGCACAGCGCCATATTGCGCATTAAAAAACGCATTGGCCCTGACGATCATCTGCCTGGTGCGCAGCGTTCTTTCGATTTGCGCCTCGGCCAGAGAGATAAAGTCAGGGATGGCCGTGGTCAGGTCCGACCGGTTAAGCCAGTCCCCAATGGATGTCTTCAGCTCTGCGTAGGTTGTTAGTGCCATTAGACTGCCTCTATTTCTTTCATCACCCAGGTGTGGTCGTGCTTGAATTCAAAAGTCCCAATGTGTCCAATCTCTTTGGACACATCGTGGTCAATCCATATTTTAAAGCCAGCAGCCGCTGCTTTTTGGCAAAAATAAACATCCTCACCAATGTAGCCTCTTTTATCATGTCGCCAAGGTGTTTCAAACCAAGGCTCGGCCAGCGCCTCAAAAACATTTGCCTTGATCAGCATGACACCCATCCCCACAGACCCTACTTCTTGCAGGCCGGTGGACTCTGGCATGGTCCAGACCAGCTCCCTCTCGCCATTCTCTTTGTAGAGCTGCGCTGTCGGGCCAGTGGGCATTCTGCGCCTGGCACAGTTGGTGGCCACAATGTCTAGGTCATGCTTTAAAAGCCGCCCGATCATGTCTTGTGGAAACCGCATATCAGAGTCAATGAACAGGATGTGGGTGCAGCTCTCGCGCATTGCATCGAGTGATAGCTCTGCCCTCTGATTGGCAATGAGAGTGCCTTGGCTGATCTTGAGGCTTACAGCGTCATTTGTGTTGAGAGTGTGATAAGCCACCATATTCACCAAGTCGTAGCTGTACATGGTGTGGACCATGTCCCGTGCTGGCGTGCAGACTGCAATGTAGTTCATACTTTCCCAGGTCTAGTTCTAAAAAATTGGTTGTCGGAGTCGTTAAGCCAGCGCTTCATGTATTCCTGATCATCGATCTTGCCCTCGGCCTTCATCTTGTAATAAAGCGCTTCGGGGATGGATGCCACCAAGTGCCACTCGCCATTCCAGCTGGCCTTCTCATCCACAGCGTTATAGATGGCCTTGTTGGCCTCGATCACCGCTGTGACATCTTGTTGGGTCTCAATGGTCACATCGCCAGTATCAGCATTCTCATGCCAGTAGCGTTTGATGCCTTGATCTTTGTTTTCGCTAAATAATCTTTTATGAATCATTTTTAAAAAAAGGGCCAAGTTTCCCTGGCCCTTTCCATTGTTTACTATTAAGAAGTAATCAAGTCTGCTGCCAGACCATGGGCATTTTCCGCCAACACCTTCAATCCAAATTCCACCAAAAGCATACGCTTGTCGGCATCACCTGTTTTGGCTAATTCGATCTGCTGGTAAGGGCGCAGCACAGTCATCTTAGCGTAATCAGGATCAAGCACAAACGCATCGCGCTCACGCTGGAATCGGTTTGCAATCACAGACACATTGCCGAAATCACTGCATTCATGTTAAATGAGACTCGCTATTTTCTCATCCCTCTTTCGAGGCTACCAGTTACCTGGTAGATCAGACTATCTCTTCACCCTCACTTTGAGGGGCTAGGCACTTCGGACCGCTTGGTCCTACGAGGCTCCCGCCTCTAGTCGTTACACCTTCCGATTTCTCGGCTTGGCTCGGTATTGTCCTTTGTCCGGCTTGACAGTTAGGAGGTTCACCGAATTCACCTAGTTACAAATAAGCATTACTGCTTATCGACGCCATCAATTAACGTAGATATCAACCGCACCAATTAAGGTAGCTGGCTTTGCGCCTCCATCAATGTTGAAACGGCTAGAAGCAATGCCGGTGAAACCAGAAACGCGCTGCTTGTTGACAGGGCCAACCATCAGGATTTTTGGTGTGCCACCAGCAGTCCACACTTTCTGAATCACATTTTTCAAAATGGTTTCAGTGAATGTGCGCACAGTGCCATCGGTACGGGCCGCGCTTGGTAGCGTGGTGTACGTTGGGTTTCCACCATTGGTGGTGTCATAGTCAATGTTGGTTTTCAAGAAAGCCAACAAAGAACCCGTCTTACGCGCAGTAGTCGAGTCACCAGCAACCGCACCAGTGTTTGACAACATGATGAATTCCTGATCTCGCTTTAGCTCAGAACCGCGTTTGGCGATCTGGTAAGCCAATTCGCTTCTACGGCCTGCCTTGTTTACCACCTCTTCAGTCGCTGACAAGACAATAGTCTTGCGGCTGATCTGGCAGTAGTTCTGCACTCGAACAGTGGCAACCACTGCATCATAAGTGCCGACATCATCGCCTTCAAGCTGTGCATTTGCGGCAGCTGCGGCCAAAGTATCTGTTTGGAATTCAAACAGAGTGTTAGACACATTTTCACGGCCAATATTGGACATGAAAGGCGTTTCTTCCATCTATGTTAAGCAAGGCTCGTTAGACCTTACCTCCCTTACGGGACTGCATATTTCTATGCAGATCAGACTATATCTTCACCCACTTTCGTGGGGCTAGGTGCTTCGGACCACTTGGTCCTACGATCTTTCGATCTAGTCGTTGAACCTTCCTCTTTCGAGGCTCGGCTGCTGATTGCCCTCGGCTGCCTATCCGTTAGGGGTTCCCAGCAATTCTCCTAGTGTCAATTGCAAATTACTCTGCAACGGCCCTCAAGTTAAGGCGCAATGTTTGTGATCA